ATGTTTAATAAAGAATTTTGGTCATACTCGGTTGAGCGTGGAATAAAAACGATAGCTCAAGCTGCGGTTGCTTATCTGGGGTCTGGCTCGCTTGGCTTGTTTTCGATTGATTGGGCATCGCTTATGTCTGTCTCTTTGGGCGCGGGTTTGTTGTCAATCTTTACATCGATAGCCACCCTTACTAACAAGTCTGACTCATAACAAAAAACCCACTGTGGTAATAAACAAAGGCGTTTAGCCTAATGAGCAAAGAAAAGAACCCCTTCGGCTTCGGAGGGGTTCTCTTTGTTTCGATTTAACTCAATGATGTCAATACTTTCTGTTGTTACATTCTTCACACCAAATATCATCATCGGGCAAGTGGTCTGTAACACCATCAATCAAAACGACAAGAGCAATAAACCAAATGGCTATGAAGATAACCATAAAGGTTATAAGCCCTATAACTAAAGTCGTGGTCATTCTTGCTCTTTGGTTGATGTGCCGTTATTCTTGATTTGCATTTCCGTAAACCCCATATAGGTCATAAAAGCCATCAGGATTTTTGCGACTAACAACCTTCACATTATAAGTGCGAGAAATTACAGTCGCTTGAGAAGCGTGTTTCACTTTCCCAATCAATGCCCAAGAGTCTGGATTCGCCTTAAGTTCATTAGTTATTGTTCGCCACTTAGAGGATGTTTTTCCGCGCCTCGCCGCTGGTGGTTGTGTCCACTCAATATTCACTTTACTGCCCTTCTTTATCAATTGTGACTTAGCATTTAGTATAACAGAATTATCAAGCTAAATCAATGAATGTGTTTAGAACGGCGAATCTTCGTTTTGCTTGTTTGCAAACTCATAAACATCGTTCGTGGTCGAAGTCACGCCAGAAACTCCCATGTTTGTTTTTGGGAGTCGGGACAAATCAATGCCAATTGATTCAAGGTCTAGTCGAATTGAAGTGCGTTCATTATCGTCTTTGTCCTTATAGGTTTCTGAAACAAGCTTGCCCAAGGCGATTACTTTGTCACCCTTTTTCATTGATGCAACAATTTGTTCAGCCATTGCTCGCCAACCCGTTGCTCTCATAAAAAGTGTTTGTCCGTCTACCCATGAATTTGTGTTTTTGTCATATTTGCTTGGTGTGCTGGCAATTGTAATGTTTGTAACCGCAAACCCAGTTGAGGTATTTTTCAATTCTGGGTCAGATGTCAAGTAGCCAACAACAGTCATATTAGTTTCGTTACTCATTATTCTCTCTCTTGTTTCCTTTGATATCAAGGTGATACCACTTATTTGCACTTAAATAATATATCGGAATCTGAGTTGCATCGACTGCGGGCGAAGCATTACGCGAGAGTTTATAACCCAAACGTCTTGCTTCTTGCGCTGAAAACGCGTCTGATTCAAATCCGACATTACAAGGGTTACAAACTGTCAATAGGTATTCAAACCCATCAAATAGCTTTGAACCTCCTGCACCCCTGTTTACGCGATGATGAATGGTAAGTTCGTTCCTGCTCCCACAGGCAACACAAATTTCATTATCACGATGAATAATTAGCTCGCGTTTTTTCTTAGAAATCAAGGCACGAACTTATTCACAGAATGAAGCTTTGATTCTTCGCGTTCAGACGAAACCTCCGAACGAATTGCATCCGCTCTGGCTTCCATGTAGTTCAATGTTTTTCTCATCGCCTCAACATTTGCTTCCGCTAATCTTCGCTTCATATTCAAAACGCCAATTTGTTCGTTTGCAGAAGTAAGCGCCTCAGCCCAAGAAGCGGCAATTGTAGGATTTTTGATTCGATGAGAGGTTTTTGATAACGCAAATTGATATTCATACTCGGCTTTTGACTCGGCTTCAACTTGCAAGGCAGGTCGCCAATCGTTTAATAAAAAACGATTCCATTCAATCAAGTGGTCATTCAGGTTCATTTGTGCCGACATTGACCTTCTCCTTCTTGGTTGATACAACCTCATCTTCTTGAATTACTTCGACTTCAATCAAGTCAAGCAATTTGGTTGAAAGTGTCATAAATTCAGCACTTAGGTTGGGTGTCATTTCGCCAAGGTCTTTACAAGTTCTAAACAGTTCGCGTAATTCATCCTTTGATTGACACGCTTTTGATTCAGCAAGCCAATCTCTGCCCGAACCGACTTGCGCGAGTTGCACAGGTGTTGCAACATCAAGTTCCTCGGCAACATACAACCCAGACAATTCCATTGGGAACGCTTTGCGAAGTGCAAGCATTTCAGCACATTTACCCAGCATCAAACTGCCATGCTGTTGCCACATTGAAGATAATTTGCCGCTAAAGTAAGGCGCGTAAGAAGCCCAAGTTGCTACCGCATACAACGGCTCAACAAATCCTGTTCGCATAACCGCAGCTCTAGCCGCCTTTGGGGGTTCTTGTTCAAGCCAAACATCAACCCATTCTTTGCCGTCTGATGTCCATTCAATTGGTTTCTGACCAGCATACTCACCGCTTCGTTGAGCAACCAATCTTGCACCATCAATGCCTACTTGAATTGTATATTTACCACCTCGCTCGATACAGTAAATTTGTCGAGCAATAGGGTCAAGTTGCGTTCGTTGAACTGTTTGGGCAAATGCCTCAACAATTGCTCTTGGAGCAAGTTTCATTTCCTCGCCCTTTGAGCTTTGTATTTTCTTATACAAGCCAGCAAACTCCATTAGTGCTTTTTGCGAGTCTGACCATTGGGTCGCATCTCCATGAACTGGAATTGCTATTTCATTCATTTCATCTCCTTCTCGAAAGCGTTTGCTTCATCTAGTTGACCTAGCAAAGCAGTAGCCAATTGTTTTATCTGATTTATTGCATCTTCGTCTCTGTCAACCCAAATGGTTACTGGTTGTAGGTCTACAGGTACGAAGTTTTCATGGTGTTCCCACACCAAGAGATTTCTGTTTGCGTCAGCAACATACATTTCCCATTGCATCTGTCTCCAATAAGTTGCTGGTATTTTGCCAAGTGGCTTGCTCGATGTTTTGACTTGACACAACTCGACACCAGTTTTCGTTTCCTTGATTCCGTCTGGTGTTGCCATAAAGCGTTTATTGTCTGCCGCGTGAAGCAGATATTTATTTTGACTAAATCCCGCCCATTCTAAAAGCAATGGTTCGCGTTCAATCCCCCACTCGGTTGCGGCGTTGCCAACAAAGTCAGTATAAAATTTTGACTTTAGAATTGACTCAATTGAATTTGGAGTGGCGAGTGAAGCGGCATTGCTCGCGGTTACTCCTTTGTTTCTAGCCTCTAGCCAAGCATCACGGTCATCTGAATGTGCAACTATGCGTTTCATGATTAATTCAAGTGTCATTTTTCATCCTTTCAATAACATACTAAGACATTTATTTTTTTATGCAAGCATAATTATAACAGCAGGCACTGACATTTTATAAATAAAACCCCTTGGGGAGCAAGCGGTATGCTCAACCCAAGGGGCTTTGTTGAGAGCCGAAAGGATGGGTAGGCGCTCAACAACATATCTTAGCACATTTTTTATTCTTACCCAATCTTTTGACACGCAGAAAGAACTCTATTTAGTATAAAATTCAGTATGCTATTACTATGGCTGAAAAATGGGGCAATCCCGAACTCAAATCTTTTAAGAATAATTACATCCGCAGGGTGATAGTAGACCAAGCAAGGGTGTTTGTTCACAAGCACATTGTGGGTCAGGTTGAGGAGTTGTTGCTTCGTGCAATCAATCACGGTGCGATTTTCGCTACCAATCACCTGCCTGTTATTTTACCTGCGTATTTGATGGATGATTCACCCAGTTCAAAAATGGGATTAAAATTACAGATTGAAAATTTCGATACTGTAATCGATGTTGCGGACATCGGGTTTAAACAAATTGGCGATGTATTCATTTACGACACAAAAATGGAAGTCAACATACCGACTCATGAAGAAAGGTTTGTTGACAAAGTACCGACTAAAATTGGCTACAGGCAAATATCGCTTGGAACAAGCGGCGATGATGTCGGCTTTCTCGCATATCTTTTTGGCTTAACTGACCCAGCAAACAAAAGAGTTTTTGATAATGAAATGCTTGAGGCTTTGAATTTCTATCAAAATCGTATGGGCATACCAATTACGAAAACAGTAGATTGGTACACTTGGAACTCAATAATTCCAAGAGGCGGTGAAAGAATCGCGGCTGGGTATGCTGGGCAAAAAGTTCGCATATTACAATCTGCGCTGCGAGTGTATGGTTACAACTGCCCAATCACCTCACGCTTTGGAACTGAGACAATAAGAACGGTCAGAGATTTTCAAAAAGCAAACGACCTTAGAATCACAGGTCGAATTGGATTTTTAGAATGGAACTTGTTTTTTGAACTAAAATAAATCATAATTGCGATTATTACTTAAAGGATGGATAATGAATCGCAACTCATTGTTACGCAGACCACTTGGATTTGAAGGTCATTTTACTCAGTTCCCAAACTCATGGGCAAGAGACACCAACATAGGCTTTAGGGCAAAAGGCATACTTGTTTTGCTTATGAGTCACAGCAACGGTTGGAGCATTTCGCTGGCTCATCTTGCTCACGGTTCGCCCGATGGCATTACCGCTGTCAGAACAGCAGTTCAAGAACTTGAAAAATCGGGGTATCTCACACGAACACTGGTGAGAAATGACAAAGCGCAAGTTGAAAGAAGCGAATGGTTATTGACTGACCCCTTTGAATTAGAAAACCTAACATCAGAAAACCTAACATCAGAAAACCTAACATCAGAAAATCTAACGCTTAAGAATACTAATATTAAGAACACTAATATTAAGAATACTAAATATAAAGAAAACAATATTAACAACAATGAAGATAAGGGTGAGTATGACGATTTGTTTGAGCAATTTTGGGCTATTTACCCGCGGCGCATTGGCAAAGGAAGTGCGCGAACTGCATTTGCTAAAGCCGCCGCAAAGGTGATTCCAGAAACCATTTTACAAATTGCCGAACAATATGCGGGCAAGTCAGATTTGCCCGACTTACAATTTATTCCACACCCAACCACATGGTTGAATCAAGAACGATGGAACGATGATTTGAGTGCGTCTGGTAATTCAAACGCAAGCACAAACGCAGCAGATATTTTGAATCGAGGCAAAGCGTTACAGCAACAAAGCGAAAGGATGAAGGAAATTGGACATTGAACAAACATCAAAAATACTGGCGATGATTGCTTTGATTGAAAATCGCAAGTTTACAGATGAACAAATAGCGGCGTGGCAGGTTTTGCTTAGGGACACAAGTTTTACTTTTGCAAGTGAATCGGTTGTTCATTATTATCAATCGCATACTGAAACCATAAAGCCAGCTCACATTTACAAAATGAGCAAAGACTTACAAGCGGAGAAAAGGAAAAAGGTATATGGAGATTCTGACTCGTAACATCGAAGCCGAAAAGGCTGTGCTGGGCGGCATATTGTTGACCAATGGCAAATGCTTAGATGACATCACTTTGCAACCAGATGATTTCTACGAATTAAAAACTGGCAGGTTGTATGAATTGATTCGCAAAATGCACTTACGAGGTGAGGGTGTTGATGCTATAACAATCTCCGCTCATCCTGAATTTGCTACGGTTGGAGTTCATAGTCTTGATTTGTTTGCGTTGACGGATTTTGCCATACATGCAGACAATGTTGAATATTATGCCAATTTGGTGTATGAAGCAAGCACACGCCGAAAAGTAATTGATGCGAGTAGAAACATAATCAAAGATGCTGAATCGCTTGATTTTACTTATTTGACAGAAACAAGTCGAAAGCGATTAGACGATGCAGTCGGCGTTAAACACGGTTCGATTACTTTTATAAGCGATGAAATTGGCGAAACGATTGATGCCATGCAACAACCCAGTCAAGCTTATCCAACGCCTTGGGCTTTACTCACAAAAGCCATAGGAGGGTTCAGGCGCGGTTCATTATACACAATTGGTGCAAGACCTGGAATTGGCAAAACTTCAATTGGATTACAATGTGCTATGACATTAAGCCGCGAAGGTGCGGTTGCTTTTGCTTCGCTTGAAATGGGCAGGATGGAAATTCACAAAAGGATTATTTCCATGGGGGCATCAATCCCGATGGATTCAACAATGAACAATTCACTTACTCAAACTGAATGGGAACGCCTTGCAAGATTCAAAGAGGAGATTAGACCTAACATTGTAATTGACGATAGGGCTGAAGTTTCAATACAGGACATCAGGGCTTTTGCGCGTTCTGTTCATAGAGTAATGCCGCTGAGGGGAGTTGTGGTTGATTACTTGCAACTAATGAGCAGCAAAGATAAGCGCCCAAGGCACGAAATAGTGGCTGACATGTCAAGACAGTTGAAGATATTGGCGAGAGATTTAGAAGTGCCAGTTATCGCGTTAAGTCAACTGAATCGTAACGCTGAGCAAAGACATGACAAAAAACCTTCGCTTGCCGACTTGCGTGAATCGGGTGCAATAGAGCAAGATAGTGATTGTGTTATTTTATTGCATCAGGAAGATGATTTACTTATGTTAGATATCGCCAAAAACAGACAAGGACCGCCAGCACTTGTGAAACTTCGCTGGGAGGGCGAATACGCAAGGGCGGTAAGTTAATTAAATCTTTTGACTTTTTTGAATTAACTCCCGAAGGAGCTGTAATGTTAGAGCGCCTAAGAGATTTGGCAATCAAATATCAGACAATTTGCCAGCAAGCTCCGAACATTTGGGATGCAGAAAATACCGAGGATTCAAAAATTGCACAGAACGGTTGTAACGGAACTGTGAGCGTGGGAAAAGGACAGCAACGAACTCCGCCTTGCCCGATAAAAAATTTGTGCCTTCAAACTGCCATAACCACCCAATCACACTATGGAGTGTGGGGTGGCATGACATCCTCGCAAAGACTGCGATTACGAAAGAAGCGTTAATCCATTCTGGACATTGGGTAACATTTCATTCCATGCGCCCCAAAGACTGCAGCAGCAGCTTTTATGCCAGCTTCTTTTCGTTGCATCGATTGAGTTGTGTCGTGCATCAAATCGCTTGACCAAAATGACAACCCGCCGTAGTAATCTTTGTAAGCGCCAAACTCCTTCATAATTTTGGCAATTGCAGAACGACCATCAACTGGAAAGTTCAACCAAGCAAAACCACAAACGCCATCTTGAACAATTTCGTATGGCTTGCTCCAATCAAAGCCTTCATTGATGCCTGAATTTTGAACCGCCATTGCTTTGGGCGTTGCATCTGAATACGCCTTGTTTGCAGCCATTGATGCTTGAGCAAAAATTTGCTCAAATTCATTTTTATTCATTATGTATCCTTTCTTCACTTTTATTATGACATAAAAATAACATAATGTCAAGTGCATAAATCAAACTATGTTTCGACACAAATCCTTTCAAATAAAATAAAACGATTATTTCAATAAACACATGTTATTATTTGCTTATGGAAATCCAAATTGTTTCGATTGATGATTTGTCATTAGATGAAAATAATGCTCGAATACATGATGAAAAAAATCTTGCTGCAATCAAGGGCAGTTTACAAGAATTTGGGCAACGCAAACCAATTGTTATTAATGATTACAACATGGTGATTGCTGGCAACGGCACGGTTGTAGCAGCTGGGTTGCTCGGTTGGACAAAAATCGAAACAGTAAAAATCCCAAGTGATTGGACTGAAGAACAAACTAAAGCCTTTGCATTAGCAGATAATCGAACAGCGGAATTAGGCACATGGGACAAGGACATTTTGGCTCAACAATTAATCGAATTGCAAGATGTTGATTTTTTGATTGAACAAATTGGATTTTTGCATGAAGAACCTAAAGTGATAGATGATTCAACTGAATCGGTTGACTGGGAAGATAAATATGAAGTTCTTATAGATTGTCAAAATGAATTTCAGCAACAAGAACTTTTAGTTCGATTGTCTGGAGAAGGTTACAAAGTAAGGGCAATGTTGATATGAATTTTATACAATTGGAAACAAGCATTGAGCGTTCTGGAAGAGTCATGCAATTGGAAGGCATGTTTGATTTAGATGAAGCTTCAAAATCTGTAACAGAAATTGCTTTCAATCTTCCTGATTTATCTGAGCGTGAGTGGAACATTGGTTTAATTGTTGGTCCTTCTGGTGCAGGTAAATCTACTGTGGCAAAAAAATTATTTCCTGAGCAATTGAAACAAATTGAAAATTTCAATTGGTCAAAAAACAAAGCCGTCATAGACGAATTTCCACCTACCAGCACAATGAAAGAAATAACTGAATTATTATCTTCCGTTGGTTTTAGTTCACCGCCAGCATGGTTGCGACCATTTCATACATTATCAAATGGTGAACAATTTAGAGTTACAATGGCGAGAATAATGGTTGAAACCAATCAAGACAAAATAGCAGTTGTAGATGAATTTACTTCGGTCATTGATAGAAATGTTGCCAAAATAGGGTCACACGCCATAGCCAAAACTGTTAGAACTCGTAATCAGAAGTTTGTTGCAGTTGGTTGTCATTATGATATTCAAGAATGGTTACAACCAGACTGGATTTACGAA